ATTCGAAGATCGCGACTTTGATCGGTCTTGAGAACGCGCTCGCCGCGCGCTCCGGTGCCGTCAGTTACGAGCTCGAGGATCGCAAGCTCAAGCCGAACATGTCCAAGGGCGTCGACCTTTCTAACGAAGTGGCCGCTTCCACTCTCGCCAACAACGTTGCCGTCGTGGCGTATTCGCAGCTGGTCCCCACCGGCACGATGACCGCCGCCGGGGTGCCGAACACGATTGATTTCGTGACCGGTGTCTCGGACAAGGGCTTCCGTGTGCGCGTCATGAAGCGCCTCACGGCCATCGCTCTGGACGACCTTCGCCGCTACTACGTTGACCCCGCCTCGATGACCCAGACGCAGAAGGAGCGCATGCGCGCCATCCTCGTCGCTTCCCCTGACCGCCAGGGCCTCGCTGCCAAGTTCTACGCTGGTTTCTCGGGCGACCTCGCCCGCTTGGCCGGCTCCGGGCTTATCCCCCCAACGGCCAAGCAGACCACCGCCGCGCGCCCCAGCGTTCGTGGTGGTGGCGGCATGGGTGGCACGACCGGCAAGGGCGGTTCGAGTCGCGGCGGCGGGGCTGCCATCCGCCGTGCACTCGCCGGCCTCGGCGGCAAGCGCATCTACGATGGTGAGGGCGACGACAACTACGACGAGGAGATCGAGCAGACGTTCCGCAACGTCGACGAGCACCACCGCCAGGTTGCCCGGGCGCTCGACGACGCGGATCGCGCAGACGATGACGACGACGACGACGCCCCGGACCAGGAGGGTCATCATCCGGGCGGTCTGAACCCTAACCGGATCAGCCCGCTCAGCCTTGGTGACGCCATCTGCGGCGACGTCCACACGAAGTTCCAGTACTGCTTCGGCTCCTTTGCCAGCAAGGACGACAAGGGCGTCGTCACTGCCCGCATTCGCCGCGGTGTTGCACTTCCGCTCGACCTGTTCGTTACGTCTTGCCCCGCGTCCACGGCGAAGAGCGCCATCCTGGCGTTCGTGCGCAAAGCCGTCGAGAGCCGCTCCTTCAACCTCACAGCCGGCGGCGGCGGCGACACGAATTCGTTCAGCACTGGATCCGAGTTCTACGTCACCTACGCCAAGAGCAAGGTGAAGGACAACTACATCCTCCACGGCGGCGTCTTCGTTCCGCTCACGATCGCCAAGAGCAAGTGCACGACGCCCATCCTCGCCAAGTCTCGCGACATCTTCTCGGCGCAGCATCACTGCTACGCCCGCATCGACGGCGGTGAGCTTCACACGACAACTGCTCCGCTCTTCACGGCTGGTGCTGGCGGGCCTTTCATCGGTCACAACGTCAACACCACGCCGGGCGACTGTGGATCTTGTTTCACGACGAGCAACACCGGCCATGTTGTGGCGATGCACGTTGGTTCCAACGTTGCGTCTCAGCACAACGTGGCCGTCCCGTTTACGGTGGAGGCTCTCGAGACCACGGCGGACCCAAGCGCCAGCATCATCACCGGTGCGCTGCAGCGTATCTTTGTCAGCATCCGCGCCGAGGGCGAGACGGTTAGCACCGACGACGTGCATGCCGTCACGAACCTCGTTCTCGCGGCGACTGGCATCGACGCCGAGTCGAAGGTCGACACCGACAAGAAGCGGGCGCTCGCCGCCCTCATCCTGGCTCGTGATGTCGATGCTTTGGCCGTGTACGACTGCAACTCCAAGACCTTCCACGCCGCGATCCACTCGTACGCTCGTTCGCAGGTCAGCTCGCTGCAGGCCGACAATCAGTTCCAAGCCATCCGCAAGGACCGCTTCCTCACAAGCGCTCTCGAGGCCCGCAAGGAGCAGAACAAGGTCAAGCTTGCGCGCGCCGCCGCGGGTGCAGCCCCGAGCCAAGAAGCGATCACCGTGCGCGACTTTGACCCTCGAGCGTTCAAGGAGATCGTCGAGGAGCGGTCCACCAAGTTCGCAGCTCACATGCGCGACTGTCAGCGCCCCTACCCGCTCCCCGCGGACAAGAAGGGCCCCGGCTATCGCAGCAAGGTTCGCAATGGCCCGCAGATCGTCGACATCTCCCAGCTCGACAACGAGTACATTCACCTGCCCGGCACTACCTCTCTTCTCCACAGCACATGCTACGAGATGACAGGCGCTCGCCCGGCTCGTGATGCTGCGCTCGTCGCCAAGTGGGGGGAGGCCTGCGTTGCTGAGTTCAACGAGATCGAGGTTGCGTTGGAGCGGATGGGTATCACGCGTTGGTCCCCTCCGAGCGCCGACAAGACCCCGGAGGAGAATTTTGGCAAGTCGCTCGACAACGTCTGCAGCCGCTCCAGCAGTGCGGGCCTCTGGGGAGAGATCTTCCCAGGCGCGAAGCCCGTCGGCGCCAACTCCTGCACCAAGAGTGACCTCCTCGCCTACTTCGCTCGCTTCCCTGTCAAGCGCGCGGTGTTCCTCGACTTTGTCCAACGCCTCTTCCTGCGTATGCAGAAGACTGGCGAAGGCTCTCTCGTTTACCTCCGCGCGTTCCTCAAAGACGAGCCCATCAAGGTGAAGAAGGCTATCAAGGGCATCAGTCGTGTCATCTGCATGCCGGACCTGTGCGCCCTCGTCGTCGATTGCCGGTTGACGATGTACGACTACGCTGACCCGAACGGCGTTGAGGCCTCCGCGAGCGGCATCACCTACGACGAGGCGCTTTCCATGTACAACGCTGTTGACTGTGACAAGTCTGCGTACGTGCTTGGAATGCGTCCCGCTGAGGTGATTCAGTCGCTCGAGGACATCGTCCACTGCGGCGGTGGTCTCGCCACGTCTTACGACGTCAAGGGTTGGGACAAGCACATCCCCCGTGAGGTCATGGAGGCTCTGTACGTCGCCGCAGCCGGTCCCGGACTCGAGAACGTTGGTCGCTCCCTGGCCCGTGGTCAGTGCGGAGACGGCACTTTCCAGCTGGGCGATCGCGTGTGCCTGATTGACGGAGCCGCCGCCTGGTGCTCCGGCTCCCTACGCACGCTT